CGTCCACGCCGTCACACGGACAAATTTCGCGGGAATTATAACCCCCATTGAGGAAAATCGAAATGAAAGATAAGAAAACACTTTGGGAAGACAACTTGAATATCCTTGAAGAGATCCTGCATGACGATGGGACGCCTGCGTCTGTGAAGATACAGGCAATACAGGCAAGGGAAAAGATTATCGTCGACATGGCGGAACATCCTGAGAGTGATGATAAAAAAGACAGCGTCCTTGACGGAATTAAAAAGGCAATGAAATCGTAGGAGGTAAAGAAATGCCGGATTTAAAAGGCATGGGGTATCTGAAGAATAAACTTGCAGCGAAGAAATCAAGAGTAAATCTAAGATATTCCTACTATGAACAGAAGCATAGTACGTTCGACTTCGGAATATCGACTCCTCCGGATCTGAGGAATTGGATGTCAACTCTCGGGTGGTGTGGAAAGGCTGTTGACTCGCTTGCAGATAGGCTGCAATTCTACGAATTCGACAAAGACAGTTTTGACTTAAATACGATATTCGCTATGAATAATCGTGATACGTTCTTTGATTCTGCTATTCTGTCTGCGCTGATTTCTTCATGCTGCTTCATCTACATTTACGATAATGACGGGTTCCCAGCACTCCAGGTGATAGACGGATCACGCGCTACCGGAATCATTGACCCGATGACCGGGCTTTTGAAAGAAGGATATGCAGTCCTCGCAGAAGATGAAAACGAAAACCCAACACTTGAAGCATATTTCGAGCCTGGGAAGACGTCATATTATCCGAAACGCGGAATTTCATACGCAATAGATAATGTTGCAGAATATCCGCTTCTGGTACCAATTATTTACAGACCTGATGCGAAACGCGAATTCGGTCATTCCAGAATCAGCCGTACATGCATGAGTTTGATGGGAAGTGCAATGAGGACCGTGAAAAGGTCTGAAATCGCAGCAGAGTTTTATTCATATCCGCAGAAATATGTGACAGGGCTATCACAGGAAGCTGAAACGATGGATAAATGGAAGGCTACCATGAGCGCTCTTATGACATTTACGAAGGACGCGGACGGAGATAAACCTGTTCTCGGTCAGTTCAGCCAGCAGTCGATGTCACCGCATGCGGATCAGCTGAAGATGTTCGCGTCGCTCTTTGCCGGTGAGACATGTCTGACATTGGATGACCTCGGTTTCGTGACCGAAAATCCGTCATCCAGCGAAGCGATAAAAGCGTCTCATGAGAACTTAAGACTTCTGGCCCGCAAAGCGCAGAGGACATTCGGGTCCGGTTTCCTCAATGTCGGGTTCCTGTCGGCGTGCGTCAGAGACGGAGAGCCATATAAGCGTGATGTGTTCTATCTTGAACGACCGGTGTGGGAACCGATATTTGAGCCGGATGCATCAGCTCTATCCGTAATTGGCGATGGAGTCATTAAGTTGAATCAGGCGGTTCCTGGATATGTCGATACTAACCGATTAAGGGAAATGACAGGGATTGAATAATGACATGGGACGATTACAAAGCGGTCTATGATGCGCTTTATAAAGCAGATCCGACAATCCGCTCACTGATTGATAAGATGACGAATTCGAAAATAACCTATGAGGAAGCACATCAGTATGCGATTCGAATAGGTGAGACGCTTTCAAAGACCATGTGGAATACAGGAGCGCTGTCAGGAGTGACTGAGGAGGATGTCATACGCTCAATCCTCGAACCAGCACTTCGAAACAACTATGAGCTTGCGTCTCAGGCGTCCGCAATCGCCCAGCAAGCGGTGAATGACGAGTCAGGTATAGGAATCAAGGCAGTACTTCCAAAACTGAAGGAAGACAGGATAAACGGTATTGTCGGTGAAGTCATGAGCAAAGGATATGACCAAATCGTTCAGTCATTTGACGATCAGATGGTGAACTTCAGCCAGGCGGCCGTCGATGACACGATACAGAGCAATGCATGGCTGCATTCCAAAGCCGGATTATCACCGAAGATTGTACGGGTTGCGGAGGCAGGAGCATGTAGGTGGTGCAGAAGCGTTGCGGGTACTTATGACTACGCAGATGTAAAAGACACCGGGAACGACGTTTTCAGGCGTCATGAGAATTGCAGGTGCATCACAGAGTATAAAGCTGAAAAGAATGGCAAACAGGTTTCAGAGGATGTCTGGAAAGGACAGACAAGCGCCGGAGTAAACCAAAGGAAAAGCAGGAGGCATGACTTTTCAGGCGGCCTGACTGATCTGACGAAAAGCACAGAGAAACTTCAAAGCACAAAACGTTATTATTACGCGATCATATCAAAAAACGAAAAAATCATAAACAGCAGCGACCTTGTTCCGAGCCTCTCACAGAGGTACCAGGAGAATATAGACACCGCGAACAAGGAAATACAGAAAATCGACGCGGAAATATTAAAAAGGAACGAATAAGGAGGATATATGACTCAGGCAAGGCTTCCGACAGATTAAACGTAACCGTGGACATACACAAGAGGAGGATGCTATGGCTCGTATAGGACGCCAGACACCCACTCAATCCGTTGTCCTTCCATACGAAAAAACAATAGGCAGAGAAGCCGTAAAATTATATTCGCTTCTCGGAAAGATCGCGCAGGAGTGGCAGGAGCTTCTTCTGTACGACATCATGGCTGTCAATGCGGCTGGCCTGTGGGTTCATACAAAATTCGGATATTCGCTTCCAAGACGAAACGGAAAGTCAGAGATCCTGACGATGCGTGAGCTTTGGGGGTTAATAAACGGTGAGCACATCATGCATACCGCTCACAGGACCACAACAACGCATGCAAGCTGGGAGAAGCTGATCGGATGGATTGAAAAACTCGGACTTGAATACCGGTCAATCAGGGCGGTCGGACGTGAGATGATTGAACTCACAGACACCGGAGGTAGGATAGAATACCGGACAAGGACATCAAAGTCAGGGCTAGGCGAAGGATTCGACCTTCTGGTAATCGACGAGGCGCAGGAATACACAGACGATCAGGAGTCAGCGCTGAAATACATCGTAACAGACTCGAAGAACCCGCAGACAATACTTTGCGGGACACCGCCGACACCAACAAGCACCGGGACCGTATTTACCGAGCTCAGGAAGAACACACTGAAAGGTGAATGCCCGGATGCCGGATGGGAAGAATGGTCCGTCGATGAAAAGACGCTCACGAGCGATAAAGAAGCATGGTATGAGACTAATCCGTCGCTCGGAACGATCTTTACCGAACGGTCCGTCATGGACGAGATCGGTTCAGATCCGATTGACTTCAATATCCAGAGACTCGGATTATGGATTCGGTATTCTCTGAAATCAGCCATAACAGAGACCGAGTGGAATATGCTTGAATGTGATTCAACTCCGAAGCTGCATGGAAAGATATACGCCGGGGTAAAATTCTCGAAGACAGATACCGTTTCACTGTCGGTCGCAGTCAGGACAGAAGATAAGATATTCCTTGAGGCAATAGACTGTAGGCCGATCAGGAACGGACTTGATTGGATTATTCAGTTTCTACGTTCAGTAGACTATGAATCAGTAGTCGCTGATGGTGCCGGAGGGCAGCAGATACTGGAAAGCGAGATGAAGGACTGCGGCATGCGGAAACCAATCCTTCCGACGGTCAGAGAGGTCATTACGGCGAACGCCACATTCGAGAAAGGGATATATGACCAAACGATATGCCACGGAAAGCAGCCATCACTGCTTCAGGCGGCCGGGAACTGTGAGAAACGAGCAATCGGTTCCGGAGGAGGATTCGGGTACAGGTCAATCAAAGACGGAGTTGATATCTCACTTTTAGACAGCGCAATTTTAGCCTATTGGATATGCAGTATCAGCAAGGACAAAAAGAAACAGACAATCAGTTATTAGACAGTCTCGAAAGAGGCTGTTTTTTAATACTTACCGATACCACCGGGTTAAGTGGGCAGAAAGGAAATTATGGATTTTACGCCGATTAACACACAGGAAGAATTCGATTCAGCAATCAGGGAACGTCTTACAAGAGAACGTGAAACTGCCGCCAAGAAGTATGAAGGGTACGTTCCGAAGGCGGAACACGAGAAATCAATCAATGATTTCCAGAAACAGCTCGACGACCTGACGGCTAAATACGCCGACTCAGATAAGACAATCGAGACGCTGAAAGCCCAGGTGCATAAATACGAGACCGACTCGGTAAAAACGAAGATTGCACACGAGGTAGGGCTTCCGTATGGCATGGCTTCAAGGATCAGCGGAGAGAGCGAGGACGATATCAGAAAAGATGCGGAATCACTTAAGGCGCTGATAGGTTCAACATCTCCGAAGCCAGCTCAGGCAACAAATGAAAAAGAACATTCAAACAATCTGGCTGCGCAGAACCGTGCAGCCTACAAGAAACTATTAACAAGTCTTAACGACAAAGGAGAATAAAAATGGGAGACATTTTAGAAAAAGGGAGCCTCTTCCCTGAAGAACTTGTACCGCAGCTTATTCAGAAGACGACAGGAGCTTCTGCACTCGCAAATCTCTGCGCATCGACGCCTATCCCGTTTAACGGGCAGAAGGAGTTTACATTCCAGCTCGACAAGGAAGTGGACGTTGTCGCTGAGAGCGGAGCGAAATCCGTAGGCGGAGCAACGCTGACACCGAAGACGATCATCCCGATCAAAATCGAGTATGGCGCACGTATCTCTGATGAGTTCATGTACGCATCTGAAGACGCACAGATTGACTATCTGACATCGTTCTCTGATGGATTTGCGAAGAAGGCCGCAAAAGGGTTCGACCTTATGGCATTCCATGGAATCAACCCGCGTACTGCGATAGCGTCCGCCGTCATCGGTGACAACCATTTCGATAAAGCTATTACGCAGGCAATCACGCAGGCTTCCGAAACTGCAGATGCAGAAGTTGAAGCTGCAATCGCTCTCGTTCAGGGAAGCGATCACGA